CGCTTGGGCTGTATCGTGCCGATTACAGCCTTTGTCACAGGCGGCATCCCCATCCTTTTTGGAGGAAGCCATGTCCCTTGCGGAGAGGTTCATGGCAGCGTTTGCCGGGTTTGGCGCTGCACATGGACGTACAGATATTTCAGAAGAACGAAGAGCCGGGAAAACAAAGGCAAAGTCTTACGTCGTCCGTAAACCTTTGACTGTTGAGCTTGTTCAGTCCCACCTTGATGGTGGCGACGGTGTGGGTGCCATCCCAATCAACGAGGACAACAAGTGTAAGTTTGGCGCGTTGGATATCGATGTGTATCCGCTTGACCATACCGCGCTTATTAAACAGCTATCTCAAAACAATGTACCGTGTATCGTGTGCCGTTCTAAGTCGGGCGGTGCCCACGTATTCTTTTTCTTTAAGGAGTGGATGAGTGCAGGTGAATTCAGAGACAAAGCTGCGGAAATTGCAGCGCTTTTGGGCCACGGTAAATGCGAGGTGTTCCCAAAGCAGGAGCAGGTTCTCGTCGAGCGTGGTGATGTTGGGAACTTTATTAACCTTCCGTACTTTGATGCGGAACAGACGATGCGTCCGGCGATTCTACCGGACGGCGACGGGGCCACGTTAGAGCAGTTTCTCGACATGATCGATGAGGTTAGCGTCGATCCAAATGAGTTTCGTAAGCTGCCAATTGGTGGCAGCGTTGACCTTTATCCAGACTACATTCCATGCGTACGACAGATGTTGGCGATGGGTATATCTGAGGGAGGCCGGAACAAGTTTGCTTTCCAACTTGGAATCTTTCTAAAGAAGTACGACGAAGTGAACTGGAAGACACTGCTTGAAGAGCACAACGCCAAGGACTTCCATCCGCCCTTGCCTGCGTCAGAGATCGTGACGATTCAGAATCAGGTTGAGAAGAAAGAGTGGGGTTATCTGTGCAGCGAGGAGCCGATGGCATCCTACTGCAACAAGAATGTCTGTCGCACCATGACGCATGGAATCGGCGGCGGTGGATCGTTGCCCACGATTAGTGGTTTATCAGTTGTTATGTCTGAGCCGCGCCTGTGGTTCTTGGACATCGATGGGCGACGTTTAGAGTTAGACACAGATCAGCTACAGAACCCACGACTGTTTCAACGGTGCTGCATGGAACAGCTTAACTTTATGCCGGAGCGGGCCAAGGATGCTGACTGGCAAAGTTTGATTAACAACCTAATGGACAACTGCAATCAGATCGAAGTGCCCCAGGAGCTAACATACAAGGGGCAGTTCACAGACCTTTTGGAGGGGTACTGCACGGGCCGTGTGCAGGCTGTAACTGTCGAAGAACTCATGCTTGGCAAACCTTACACTGACAACGAAGAGCAACGGACATACTTCCGCCTTGACTCGCTGATGGAATTTTTGCGGCAGAAGAAGTTCGATAGCTACACGAGGGCGCAGATTCAAGAACGCATCAAGGAGATGAACGACGGTACGGATTCGCACGGTGTCAAACGCTTCAAGACATCTGGCGGCAAATGGAAGTCAGTGCGCGTGTGGTGGGTGCCAGAGTTTGCTGCCGAGGTGTCAACACCTGATATTGCTGTTGCCAGCACGGAGGTGCCGTTCTGATGGAGACGACAATCTTTGGCCCTCCGGGCACCGGCAAGACCACCCGCCTAATCAGTATCGTGAAGGACGCTATCGCCGCTGGCATGGATCCGAACCGTATTGCGTTTATGTCATTTAGCAAGAAGGCGGCAGAGGAAGCTAAGACTCGCGCAATGGCTGAGTTGGATGTTGACTCTCGCGACTTGATTTGGTTTCGAACGCTGCACTCATTAGCCTTCAACTGTCTTGGCATGAGGGGACAAGATGTGTTTAAGGGCGCAGACTTCCACAAACTTGGGGAGCTTGTTGGCTTAGAGTTTAGAGCCAATGCTTCGAACAACATGTCTGATGGTGTGTTGTTTATCCCCGGAGCGGGCGGCGACAAGTATCTGTCTATGGTTCAGGAAGCACGGGTGCGCGAGGTTACGATTGAACAACAGTTCAACGATGCAGGTGATTACAAACTGCACTTCCAACAGCTTCGGGTCTTGGCCAAAGCATACGAAGATTTAAAGAAGGAGCTTCGTAAGCGCGATTTTGTGGACATGATTGAGGACTTCATCGAGCAGGGAACTAGTCCGCGCTTTGATTTGTTAATCATCGACGAAGCGCAGGATCTGGCACCGCTGCAATGGCGTATGGTTAAAGAGGTTCTGGTTCCAAACTCAAAGCAAGTCTACTACGCCGGGGACGACGACCAGTGCATCTATTCATGGATGGGGGTTCGTGTGTCGGATTTCTTGGGGGCTAGTGACCGTAAGGTGGTGCTCGACAAGTCGTACCGTGTACCGTTGACCGTGCACAAATTTGCCGACCAGCTTGTACGGCGAGTCGCTACCAGACAGGAAAAGATTTGGCAACCCGTCGAAAGAAAGGGCAATCTTTCGTGGCACCGTGATATCATGGAGTTGGACTTGGAGAGTGGTGAATGGTTGATTTTAGCCCGGACCAATTACATTGCGAATAAGATCGCCTCCCGATTAAAGGATGATGGTTATCTCTTCTGGAGAGAAGGGGCCGGTTGGTCTCTGTCACAAAATGTCCTAGACGGAATTGAGGTATGGCTAAAATTATGCAAGGGCCAAGACTTGTCAGCGGAGGAACTGAAGAAGTTCTCCAAGATACTGAACGGAAATGTTATTACCAAATCTGGGCGCAAAACCCTCGGATCATTAGACCCAGAACAATCCTATACCCTCGACGATTTGATCGCGCAGTGCGGTCTGAGCGCGACAGCGGAGTCGCCGTGGATGTCTGTCTTGAAAGTTTCGGACAGGGAGATCGCCTACATTACATCGGTACGGCGGCGGGGGGAGAAATTACTATCTGGGAAACCGAGGATCCGGATATCGACGATTCACAAAGCCAAAGGTGGCGAGGCGGATAACGTCGCTCTCTTTCTAGATTCCAGCAAAGCTTGTGTAGAGAACCTTGACCAAGACAGCGAGGTTAGGGTTTTTTATGTAGGTGCTACTCGTGCTAAAAAACACCTGCATCTAATTGAATCAACAGGATATTATGGATTTGCTACATGACAAAGAACAGAGAACAGTTTCTGCGAGAAGCAGAAGAACTAATCAATGGGCCAAGGGCCGAGGACTATGGGCCGGCGCTTGTAAATCATGAACGCATTGCCACAATCTGGAACGTGCTGCTTCGCAAGAAGCTGCTGGATAAGATCACACCAACCGAAGTGGTCGCCATGATGGTTGGGCTAAAGCTGGCGCGGCTTGCCGAGGACATGCACAAAGATGATTCGTGGACCGATATTATTGGGTACGCGGCTTTAGGGGGAGAGATATCTAATGACGAATGAGTCACATCAGTATCATCTGCTAGAACAAGACATAAAAGATGTCGCATGGGGCAACATAGACAGCGACTGGTCCCCACCGTCGTCATTCCCCGATCTTACAAACTACGATAGGATTGCAATTGATTTAGAAACCAGAGACCCAAACCTGACAACCAAAGGGCCAGGATGGTGTCGTAAAGACGGCTACATAATTGGTGTTGCTGTCGCAGCGGGTGACAGTTCTTGGTACTTCCCCATTAAACACGAGACCGGGAACCTGCCCCGGTCTTCTGTTATGGCGTGGCTAAAAAAGCAGATGGCCACCCCAAATATCGAGAAGGTGATGCACAATGCGTTGTACGATCTTGGTTGGCTTCGTGCGGAAGGGATTGAAGTACAGGGCAAAGTCATAGACACAATGGTGGCAGCACCGCTCCTGAATGAAAACCGTCGGTGGTATAACCTAGATTCGTTGGCACGAGATTATCTTAACGAGCGGAAGAACGAGAAGATGCTCCGTTCTGCTGCCGGAGAGTTTGGAGTTGACCCGAAGAAAGACATGTGGAGGTTGCCGTCTCGGTATGTAGGACAGTATGCAGAACAAGACGCTGCTGTCACACTGAGACTATGGGAACGATTTCGCACGGATCTTGCAAAAGAAGAATGCACTAGCATTTTTGAGCTAGAGGTTAGTTTGATACCAGTGCTTTTGGATATGAAATCTGCCGGTGTTAAAATCGATCTTGATCGTGCAGAACAAGTAAAGAAAGACCTGAAGCAGCGTGAAGATCGTTTACTTAAAGAAATAAAGGTAGAGACCGGCATCTTTGTGGAGCCGTGGGCTGCTACATCTATAGCAAAGGCGTTCGACGCTCTTGGGTTGACCTACCAAAGGACAGAGAAGACTAATGCGCCAGCCTTTACAAAAGCTTTTTTGGCGAACCACCCTCACCCGGTGGCGCAAAAGATTGTACGACTTCGTGAATTTAACAAAGCCAACACAACATTTGTCGAAACTATTCTTGAGCATTCGCATAACGGTCGTATTCATTGTGATTTTCACTCTCTTCGTTCAGATGAAGGGGGCACAGTTACCGGACGATTTTCTTCGTCCAACCCGAACCTCCAGCAAATCCCAGCAAGAGACCCTGAAATCAAGAAAATGATCCGTGGTCTATTCATCCCAGAGGAAGGGGAGAAATGGGGCAGCTTTGACTACGCTTCTCAAGAGCCTCGTTGGTTAGCGCACTATTGCGCAACATTAACGGGTGCTCGGCGGGATCCTCGTATTGATGATGTGGTGCAAATGTATCACGAAGGCAATGCTGATTTCCACCAAATGGTTGCAGATATGGCAGGTGTATCACGCAAGGAAGCCAAGACTGTGAACCTCGGTATTATGTACGGCATGGGTAAGAAGAAACTGGCCGGCGTTCTCGACATCACCGAAGACGACGCCACACATCTGCTTTCAGGATACCATGAGAAGGTGCCGTTCGTGAAAGGTATCGCCGATCTTGCGATGGAACAGGCGCAAGAGAAAGGTGTGATCCGTACATGGATGGGGCGCAAGTGCCGGTTCGACATGTATGAGCCTCGCTCGTTTGGCTACAACAAGCCAATGCAATTGAAGGAGGCGCTGGAACATTACGGCGGCAAGGGTATGATCCGTCGCGCGTTCACGTATAAGGCACTGAACCGACTAATCCAAGGATCAAGCGCGGACCAGACCAAAAAGGCGATGGCTGTTTGTTATTCAGAAGGTCTCACACCAATGCTCACCGTTCACGACGAGTTGTGTTTTAGTGTGAACTCCTGTGAACAATCGGAGAAGATTGTTGAAATCATGAAGAGTTGTGTACCAGACTTGAAGGTGCCATTCGACGTGGACGCCGAGCTTGGGGACAACTGGGGAGAAGTTGGATGATACCGAAGTGCTTTGCCTGCGGCTGGAATCTAATCTGGGGCGGCGACCATGACGTTGAAGACGATGAAGATCACTTCATGGTCTCCAACTTGTCATGTCCTGAGTGTAAGGCGTTCTATCTTATGTATCACCCAACGCCGCCATCCGATGAGCCAGACGAGATGCCCGATTCGGGGTCTGTTTAGCCCACTTCGAGTCCAACATCTGACGACTGGCCTCTGCCCAGTCCTTGGAATCGACCGCAGCTTTCATTTTTTTGAAGCCTGTTAGCCGAGGACGGCCTAATTGGAAGCACATGTTTGCGATGATCAATTGTAGCTCTTC